ATTGACCGCTCTTGAAGGTGCTCCTAATACTGTTGGTGGTTACTTTATGGTACGTGGTCACAGTTTTACAAAACAAGAAATTCTTCAAGTTACTGATGTTAAAGGTAATATATATGTATAATATATCTAATTTTCTAAGTAAATTCCAAATAGGTGCTAGACCAAATCTTTTCAGAGTAGATGTTCCTATGCTTGGGAGAACTGCCCCATTTATGGTTAAAGGAGCACAAATTCCAGGTAGGACCATTTCTAAAGTACCAGTTAATTATAGAGATAACCAATTCTTTGTGAGTGGCGATACAACTTATCAAGATTGGACCATAAATGTGTTAAATGATATTAATTATGATGTTAGATTTCGTCTTGAAGATTGGATGAACAAAATAAAAGAACAAGGTGAAACAAGAGGAGTAAGTGGTTGGGATTATTTAGCCGATGGAACCGTCACACAATTAGATAACAATGGTGAAGATGTAATAACTTATAAAATGTTTAATATGTTTCCTGTTGATGTTACTCCTATTGATTTGTCTTGGGACACAACTTCTGCTATTGAAGAATATCAAGTGACATTTTCCTTTAGTCATTTTGGAAAGGTGTAATAATGTCTTCTGTTGCTAAGTACATATCCATATTAAAACGTCATGGTTTAGCTGTAAATAATCTCTATGATATAGAGATTGCTTTACCATCTGGTACATTAAGAACTATGTTAGAAGCCGAAAAGAATTACAATATTATTGCTCAACAAGATGTAACTAGACAAATTGAAACTTCTAGTATTTCAAATGATGCTTTATTAGGATTTTCTAGTGGTGGTCTTCTAGGTGCAGGACAAGGTGTTTTAAATGGTATTAGTAAAAAGATGACACCACAAATTAATTCCATTAAAAATCTTTTTGGTTTTGGTGGTGATGAAACTGGTTTAAGTGGTATGGGTGAAAGTAAAATGAAGACTATTGAAATTATTGAAATGTTATGCACTTCAACTCAAATCCCATTTTATAAACATAAGACAGAAAAAACTTTTGTCAATCACATGGAAAAGAAATTTGCTAGTGGGGTAGACACTGATCCAGTAAAAATGACATTTTATGTTGATAGAAGCAATGCAGTTTTAAGTTTTTTTGAACAATGGCATGAATTAATTCATACTACTGATAATCGAACTGGTGTGATGAAATACAAAAATGAATATGGTGCTAATATAACAATTAAGATTATTAATAAATCTCCTAATGGAAGATTTTTGGATGTTTTTGCTGGTGTAATCATTGGGGCATATCCAGCATACATTGAACCAATAAATTTGAATAATGGTAACACAGAAATATTACAATTAAATGTGACTTTTGAATTTGACAAAGTTGTGTTTTTATCTAGTAAACACAATCCTCAAATCACTGATATTAGTGCTAAAGATTTCATTACAGGATTTAATATCATCGACATGAAAAACAAAGTTGAACAAGGAATAAATAGTGTTAGAGAGGTTGCTAAAACAATACAAAGTTCTTCACGTTCAGTTAGTGTGACTGTGGAAGATATGAAGAATACAGCGAAAAGAGCGTTTAAATTTTAACATTTTTAAGGAGTATGATTATGGGTTTGCCTGAATTTAACACTGTACCTTATTACAAAACAACTTTGCCAATTTCAAAAAAAGAAGTATCATTTCGTCCTTATTATGTAGGAGAAGAATTGTCTTTTCTCACTCATTTAGAATCTCAAGATAAGAAAAATTTAACAAATAGTTTAGTTGATTTAGTGAAATCTTGTACAAAAGAAAAAATCCTAGACGAGAAACTTTCTTTAATTGATTTTTCATATCTATTAGTAAATATTCGTGCTAAATCTAAAGGTGAAAAAGTAGAACTCGAAAAAGAATGTTCTAAATGTGGTGTCAAAGAACCATTTGATTTCGATATTATTGGTTCATTAAAATTAATCAATGAGGATAAATTAAAGAGTGTAATTGATTTATCAGATACTTTAAGTGTTGAGGTTGGTGTTTTACCTTACACTTTCTTTCTAGATTCTACCGAATTAGAAGATGAAACCCAATCTAAGTTTTTTCTCTTAGCATCTTCTATTAAAAAAATCATAGACAAAGGAACTTTGTATACTAAGTTTGAAAAAGAAGAGGTCGTTGAAAAACTATTAAAAAGATTATCAATCACCCAAATGAAAACATTAGTCAATGGTGTCAATGATTTGGCTACTTTAAAATCATTTATTACTTGTGAATGCCCTTCGTGTAAACACAAAGATGAAATTGAAATGGAAGATGTTCTAAGTTTTTTATTCTAATTTTCAGTTATAAGAATTTGCAATCATGGTATAGAGAGATTGCAGACCTAGTAAGATATGGGGATTATTCTTTAACTGAAATAAAAGAGTTTTTGCCATACGAGTTTACAGTATTTCAAAGTATTCTGTTAACTCAATTGGATAAGGAGAAAAAGGCTACTCAAAAGTAGCCTTTTCTTTTTGATAAATAATATAGAATATAAATATTTTCTTAGAGGATAATACTGTGGATAGAAATAAAGATAGACAACAAGACAAACAAAATCAACATCCACCACAAAGAGAAAATAGAAACAAAGACAGACATGAAAAGAAATTGATTTCTGTATTGAGTAAAATTGATGTAGGAGTTTCTAAAATTTCATTGGTCAATAAAAATGTGAAAAAAGTTGACGATAGAATGAAAGCGTTAAATTTAAAAATCGTCAATACTAATGTTGGTATCAAATCTATGAATGTTAAATTAAGTAGAATTGATACTAATATTTTAAAATTAACAACTCTTTTGAGTAGAAACACATTTGGTGGTAATAAGAAAAAAGACAATTTTAATTACATGGCAGAACAAATTCAAAATGAAATGTTAAGAGAAGTTGAATTAACTAATATTACTTTAGATAAGATATTAACAAGTGTTAATAAATTAGGTGGTATTGGTGGTGAAAAAAAAGGTGGATTGGGTCTTGGAAGTATAGTAGCAATGGGAACTGTGTTGGCTGGAGTGGTTGGTGGTGCCATTAGTAAATTTTTGAGTTCATTGAAAATAACAGATTTAATAAAAAATTTAAGTAAACTTCTTATTTCTGGTGGAAAAGCTGCTGGTCTTGGTCTTGCTGCCGCTGGTGCTGGTGTTGCTGGTGCTGTTGCTGCTGGTAAATCAATTCTTAAAAAAGACAAATCAGTAGATGATTTACCAGACAAAAAAAATAAAACTGGTGGTAGAGGTAGTCGTGGTGGTGCTGCGGCTGGAAAAAAAGCTCTAGAAAAGACAGTCCCTAAAGCAGCAAAGAAAAGTTTATTTAAAAGTTTGACTAAAAAGGTTCCTGTTCTCGGACTTATAGCAAGTAGTGGTTTTGCTCTTGATTCTCTTATAAGTGGTGATACTGTTGGTGGTGTACTTGAAGCTGTTAGTGGTATATTACCTTTTGCTGGTGCTGCTATTGGTAGTATTATTCCTGGTGCTGGTACTGCTATTGGTCTAGCTGCTGGTACTGCTGCTAGTTTTGGATTAGACTATTTAAATGAGAAAAGAAAAGAAAAAGCTCAAGACAATTTAGTGACTACTGTTGAAGATAATTTAATTGAGATAGGAGAAGAAATAGAAGAAAATCTTGATCCAACTAATATGAAAGATGTTCCTATGATGGATCAAAGATGGTGGAAAGAAACTTTCGGTAAACCTGGGGAAGTTCTCTATGCTGCTGCTAGAAACTTTGTGAATGATGTTCAAAATATGTTTGGTATAAATGGTGGTGCTTTATTTGATAATCTTTTAAAGAAAAATTGGCTAAGTGCTGATACTTGGAATGAATTTTTTAATGATCCAGATAAATTTTTGAAAGATTTAAACACTAGAGGTATTTCATCTACTGGTGGTAATTATATTCCAAATCCTAAGACTGGTGTTGGTAGTGTAGTTCCACCGAAAGAGATAGAAGATATTATTCGTAATACTTCTAGAGCAAAAGGAGTGGATGAAGATTATATGATGACCATGGGATATATTGAATCTGGATATAGACCAGATGCACATAATCAAGGTAGTAATGCCAAAGGTATGTATCAATTTGTTGGTAAAACTGGTAGAAGTTATGGGCTTTTTGGTGATGATTATTTTGACCCAACTAAAAACACAGAAGCAGCAGCACGATTAACATTAGATAATATGAGGTATCTAAAAGCACATAAAATAGAGACAACTCCTGAAAATTTATACATCGCACACCAACAAGGTGCTTATGGTTTAAAAAGATTAATAGAAGCGAGTGAAGGTAAAAGGGGTGTTAGTCAAGAAATGCGAGATAATATGGAAAGTAATCTTCCGCTTCACATGAGAGGTAAAAACATAACTCCTGCTCAGTTTTTGGAATATTGGAAAAATAATTATAGACAAAAAAGTGCAATGCTTCAAAGACATAGAGAAAGTGTTATGATTGCTGATAGTATCAATAATGATACTAGTGGTAATAATTTAACACCAATACCACAAGTTGTTGGAACTGGAGAATTACAATCTAGTGCGATTGAAAAAGAATATATGGCTATTGTCTCTAATGCTCAACAACCTCAACAAACAATGATAAATACTAATGTTGGTGGTAATAATAACAATCAAGTAAATAGAGACATTGATAGTTATTCACCTTTTGAAAATCCATTTTTAAAATCCTTACTCAATCCTAATTTCAATAGGGCATAAGTAATGCAATATTTTTATCATAACATGGTGAGAAAATATGTTGTAGCATTTGCTCACCTTTTCAGTGATATAAAGGTTCAAAGAAATGCTAATAATGTTTTATTAGAAGAAGTTAAAGTTCCTATTGTTTATGCGACAAAAGGTAAAATGTATTATGAACTTAAACAACATCCAATGGATAAAGAATTAGCTATTGTAAATAATTATTTACCAAGAATGGGCTTTTATATTTCTGGTATGCAATATGATAATACCAGAAAATTGAATAATATGATTGATATAAAATTGGATAATGGGGAAAGATTAAGTTACCTTGGAGTTCCATACAATTTCACATTTGAATTATCTATTTTAACAAAAAACCAAGATGATTTATATCAAATAATAGAACAAATTTGTGTTCAATTTACTCCAGATAAAACAGTCACAATTAAAGAATTGAATGGATTAGAGAGAGATGTTAGTGTAAATTTAGACTCTGTAAATTTGAGTAGTATTTATGAATATGGTGAAGAAGAACAAAGAACTGTTAGTGTTGATATGACTTTTACTGTTAAAGGTCATTTTTATCCAAGACTACAAAGTGAACCTGAAACTCTTATTCATAAAGTTATCACTCAATATAGATTACAAAGTAACGAAAATTTAATTTCTCCAACTGTAACAATACAACAAGAAACTCCAGAATCAGAAATAATGAGAAGTTTCTTGTATTATCCTTATGATGGAATGAACTTTATTCCTCCAGAACCAGAGTTACCACCAGAACCGCCACCAATTATTCCTACTCCAATTGGACAGGCTGAAATTGGTTATAATTTAGTTATAAGCTAAGGAGCAATTGTAATGGCTATTAGAACAATTCCACAAGTTAAAAGTAAATTTGAAACTGGTGATACTCCAACTCAAAATGATTTTGAAGATTTAATAGATACTTTGGCTTCTCTTCCTTCATTACCAACATTAGTTATTGTAGCTTCTGTCTGATTTACCGGAAATTGGCAGTGGTAATAGTGATGTTATTCTAGAAAGTGAAGACACTTTCACTTATAATTCTCATATCACTGAATTCCCAAATGGAACAACTTTACTTAGAACTGTAGACGAAAATTGGCCTAACCAAAATAGTATAGTCAGGGTCGAAAAATACAATGATGAAAAAGCAATACAAGTTTCTTTAGACCCTAATAATACTAAAAAACATTTAATTAGAGAATGGAATGTTCCTTCATTTAAATATGGTACAGGTTTTTATGGTCCTGATTTACCAGATGGTGCAAATTGGGAGATTCTTAGGGATTTAGTACATGAAAGTGGTTTGCCTGTTTTTAGAAATACACCACTAGAAGGAATCACTGTTCAAGATGAAAAATTGATTTTTCCTAGTAATCTTTTTGATAATGATAATAATGGTCCTTATGCACAAATAGCTAGAACTTATTGGTCAGAACAAGGGGAAGATTATGAATTTGAAATGAAATTTGAGAATTTACAATTTGGTGAAACTCCTAATCCTAATAATATTGAAGGTGTTTATATTCAAGATGGAGATTATTATACTTCTTGTGGTGCTATTCGTCATCCCGTTCATGGTGATATATGGGCTATATTTAGAGGATCATTATGGGATATAAATGATTTTAATCCTAGAGATGGTGAAGCTGCTTGGATTCCAAGAACAACTAATTATGGTATTGTTAAATTTAAAAGAACAAGTGGTGTTTATAGTGGTTCAGTGTCAATTGATAATGGTGAAACTTGGATGGAAATACCATTCATTCAAACTGCTGAACCTAGAGAAGAAGATTATTCAATAAATTTAATGGTTAATGACCATAATACTTCTGTTGAGATTAATTATTTCTTAATGACTGAGGGTAGAGTTTATGGAAATCATGTCGATGGTTCTGGTTATGTTTTTAGTGATGTTTATGAAAAAATTGCAGAAGGTTGGTCTAATTGGAATGTCCCTTATATTAAAGATTTAGAAAACATATCAACAAAAAATTTGGTTGCTAATAATGTAACAATTAATAATGGATTAAATTTGAAAGTAGAGAATTTTAAAGAAAACATAAGAAAAGGATTAAGTGGATTTTATAAAAATAATGAGTCCATGGGAATATCTTTAATTGGTAGTAACTCAAATGCTGGTCCTATTTTTTATATTGATGAAAATAATAAATTCAAATTTGGTAAAGTTGTCAAAGATTTAGATAACATAGAAGGAATATTAGATTTTGTTTACATGGATAGTTTACCTAATTATGTACTTAAAGATGATAAAAGTAATTGGGATGTTATACTTTGGGAAGGATTATATTATAGTAGAACTGTGAATGTTGGTGAACTTGTTGGGGATAGAACAGATTATTCATATCTAGGAAAAATTAATTATGAATTGAATCAAGAAAACATTTCACCTTATGGAATTTTTGAATTTACTTTAGATTCAATTAGAAATATTCCTAGTGGCTCAGAAATCATAATTCATTTTGGTCATCCTATTTATGATTGGGTAAATATCGAACTTGTATATAACGGAACTAATTTTATTTTATATAATAATGGTTCATTTATACAAGATTTTATGATCCCTTCTGGTAATTTGAATGATTTGTTTAAAGTGTATTTTGTTTATTATAAAGAACTAAATTATTATAGATTTTTTATAAAGAACAATATATGGTCAAATTTTGATAATCAAACTGGTCTTTTGTGGTCTAGTGATCCATTTAGTAATAATGACACAAAAAAAGAAATGGAATTTTATATAATGGCTTTAGCACCAGAAGAAGAAACTTTAGAATTTAAAGTGAATTCTTTTGGTTCCCAAGAAACCTTTGTTCCATCCAGAAGAACTAGAATTGAAACTTATATTTCAGATATAAATCCAGAAGAAATTAATATTAATCTACCAAATGAAAATAGTGATTTATTAGAATTATCTAAACGATTAGTTTATGATGGTTTATATACTTGGGTTTCTGTTCCTAATAATGGTAATGTTATTAATTTAAACACAAAAGATTTGGTTAATAAAAGATTAATTCTTTACACTTCTAATTATAATTCATTTGTTGGTATTCCAAGTACTCAATTGACTAATGGATATGTTAATTTAAATTTAACAGACAATTTTTATGATTTCCCAATTGTGATTAAATTTAATGAATTTAATCCTTCTGGTAATCCTACAATGGGAATAATAGAAATAAATTCTAATTTTGGTTTTACACATAAATTAGTTCCAGGTGAAGAAATTGTTATATTCCCTAGTTTCAGTGGTGGAAGAGTTTTATCAAATATCACTAATTCTTTGTCTTACACTGGTGTATTGAAATCTCTCACCCCAATGACATTAACGACAAGTTTTGTAAAACATGTGAATTTGAATCACCAAGAAGGGAATAGAAGTTTAAGTGGGACTGTTTCAACTGATCAAAGTGCTAACACTTATTTTTCTAATGTCACAAGAACAAATGAATCTTTAGTTAAAGTGTTCTTAGATATTACTGCTACTTCTACTATTTCTAATATGGTATTAGAAACTGAATTAGTAGTAAATGGAACCGATGAAGTTAAAATTTCTTGGCAACAAAAAGTTGAAAGTGTCCCTATTAATAAAACTCGTAAATTGTTTTTTGAAGGGTTTTTGAATGGTTCAAATTCATATTATCTCAGAACAAGAGTTTTGTCTTGGGATAGTGGTTCTGGCACAGCAATCACCACGTTAATGTTTAATGAAATTAAATAAGGAGCATCATCATGTCTAATGAAAAATTAGAATTTATTATTGATCCAAAAAAGGATAAAATTGAGAACATTGACAAATTAGTTCAAAAATTTCTCCATAAAGAAGACAAAGAATTATATTTTCAATTCAACAAAGAACTTGATAAGATAAATAGTAGTGATAGAAATGAATTATTAGGTTTAATTCAGAAATATGTAACACTAAAAAAAGGGTAGTTGTATGCGTAAGAAAAAAGGTTTCGAGGACAAATTAGAAATAGAAAGTTGTGATACACCAGAAGTATCATTAGAAGAAGTTCATGTTGTCTCTAAAGGGACTAACTTGGATATTAAAGATGACTATGAAAAAATCCGCGAAGCCACTATTACAACTATCACTCGTACAGCAGAAATCATAGATGAAGCTGCTATTGCTATTAAACAATCTCCTAACGGAATGATGGTTAAAGCCTACGCTGATCTAGTCAAGTCAATGAAAGATAATACTATGGCTTTATTAGAGATGCACCGTGAAATTAGAAAACTTAAAACAACTGAGGATGATAAAAAAGAAACTAAAGAACCAGAAAAAATTAAAACAAATTTATCAAAAATTATTCATCTCTATAAGGCAACAAACGAATGATAAATTTTAACTTCACTGTTAATTACTTTTCTGGTTCACCTGAAAACAAAACTACCCAATTGTCTAAACCTATTTTGATACAGACAATTGGGTAGTCTTTAAATCACAATGTTTTGACGAATATTCACAATATTGTAATTGTATAAGTCAAAATTCATTTGATTTTTATTCTAAACTTGGTGGTGTCTATGTCCTTAAAAACAAACCAAATGATTTAAATTATTCTTTAATTTGGGGTGAAGACCCAATAATTCTAGATAACAATGGTAATCAAATAGAATTTGGTGGATTCCTTATTGCCAATCCTGAATTGAATAACTTCATTCAAGGTCTAAGACAACAATAATAATTTTTTGTGATTTGTTATCAATTTTGAAAGTTCTATTGGTGAATAACTTCCCTCAATAGAAACCAAAATATGTTTATTTGATACAAATTTATTATGAGGATTGTCATGAAAATGGCCATGAATATTTAAATCAAATGAGTCATGGTTTAAAATTGGTTTATGTGAAAAAACAATTCTATGATTTTCCCTAACTATTTCTAAAGTTTCTCCTACAAAATCAAATCCTTTAGTTATATAATAAGTATAAGTTTTTGTGTCGTGATTCCCTAACACTAACCATTTTTTCGCTTCATTTATTCCAATATATTTTTCTAGCCAATATTCACTTTCCCCAAAAACTAAATCTCCTAGATGAATAATAATATCATCTTTTTTGATTTTTAAAAGATTAGATAAAATTATTTCTTCAAACCCTACTGGTCTATTACAATATTTTTCAATGTTTTTATGACCAAAGTGTGTATCGCTAATAATCCAAAATTTCATATTATCTCCTAGAAAAAAAGGGTACCATTTCTAGTACCCTTTTTTGTCCTATTAGATTAAGATTTATTTAAAATGGAATGTCATCATCCTCGTCAAGACCATTGAAAAAGTCATCGTCATCATCTTCTTTTGGTAGTTCTTTTGCTTTCTCTTTCTTTGGTGGAGATGTATCTTTTTCAGTTTGTTCTTTCTTAGTGTAATCTTTTTGTTCAGATTTACCATTATTCAGAAAACCACTAAGACGTTTCTCTAAATCTTCTGCACTTTTAAATCGCTCAGGTGCAATAAATTCAGAAAGATCATAAATGTTATTATAAACTTCTTCTTGTTTTTCCTCATTTCCTTCGTAAATTTCACTAGCGTTTTTCACAAAGAAACTGTCATCATATTTATTCACAGGTTTATCAAACCCTGGAATAGCTTTCTTGTACACTTTCAGTTTGAAATCATGACCCTCAAGAAAGTTGAAAACCTTTTTAGGCTCAATCTCTTTCTCTTCATTCCCTTTAATAGCAGACTCAATGATTTTAAAAACTTCCTTACCAAATTTCCAAAGAAAAACTTTACCTTCATTTTCAGGTTTTAGTTCATCTTTAACGATAAGAATATTTGTGATATACCAAGTTTTCTTTGCAAAAGAAGAATCTTGTTCATAAACTTCACTAGCATATTTACAAATAGGACAAGAAACTTTAATAGTCCAAGGACATTCTTCAATCAACCATTTGCCATTTTGGTGTTGAACACTATGTTGGAAAAGTTTAACGTATGGTTGTTTTGAAGGGTCTTTTTGTGGTAGGAATCGAATAATTGCACTTGCATTTCCACTAGCATCTTGAGTGAAAGACCACACTCGATCATCTTTAAAACTCTTTGCCTTTTCTTCTTCTTTCACGAAATCTGTTTCTTCTTGCTTTTTTTGTGCTTTTTTAAACTCTGCGAATCCCATTTCTTTTCTCCTTACTTTTGTTATTTGCTTTTGTTTAATCTAGGTTTCACCCATTGAAACCATATTAAACTAATAAAAAATAATGACGTTGCACTCTTAATAGAGAGCATTTGCTACCACGATATGGCTACAACGTCATTCAAACTACTATACATTATTTATTTGCTATTGTCAATGAATTTTTTGATTTGTTTGTCAAACCTTGAATCTTTTTGTCGAATACCAAGTTTACCTTTCACTTGTTCAATTGTTTTTGTGTTCTTAAAAGGTAGAACACGATTGTTAATGTTACGAGTAACCGCTTCTTCATACCGTTGTTCAGCACGATTTTTCATTTCATTTCTCCTTGTTAGTTTAATACTCTAAATCTACTAGAAATTCTTTAAAACATACTGAACAAACAACTTCTATGTTTCTGGAATTATTTGTTCCATTTTCGCAGGGAACAATTCTATTGTCAAGTAAAAATTGTTCATCATCTAAAATATCAATATATTCGTCACAATGAGGACAATCACAATTTAAACTTAAATACCATGTGGCTATTGTTTTTTTCATGTTATCGACCTATTTGTCTAGAATAATTTACATAGCCTCGTTTGTCCACCCTCTTTGCATGGGTAGGTCATCTCGTCCACATGCTCCGCATTTTTCGCCCTTTTGCACAGCATATCTAGGCATGATCCACCTCCTTATAGGCTCGAACGGCCAGATCAAGTCTACTTCTCTTATTGATATACTGGCTAGCAGTTCCAGAGCTCGCATTGTCTGCAAAGTCTATTGCCGCGTCCACCAACTCACTCAGTTTAGCAGTTCTATCTGGTAAGCTAGAAAGTACACTATTAAAAAATTTCTCTTTCTCTAGGTCTCCACTGTAACCAAGATGAAAAATCCTCCCAGTCCCTTGGTTTTTGAAATAATCTTTTACACTTTTCAGTGCCGCCCACAATAGAAAGTTTTCATATTGCAAATGCCGATGTTCCTTGGATATTTCACAGAAAATTTGGTGTTTCTTGTTTAACTTATCCCTTTCATCTTCAAGCAACTCAAACGCGATTTCGGAAGGATTTTTCTTCATCACAAATCTCCTTGAAAGGTGTTTTCTCTCACTCACAAAGATATATTAACAGTAACCACAAAAAAAGTCAATAAAAAAAGGACATATTTTTAAAAATATGTCGTTGTTCTATGGTATTGAGCTACAAGGGCATAAATGTTAACTAGAAATTTCTTCTTCAAACTCCAACTTAATTCCTAAAATCATTTCTATTTCTTCAATAGAATAAAAACAATTTTCTTGTGGACTCCATTTCCTGTATAACTTTGGAATAAAATAGAATCCATTTTCCCACTGACAAATAGTTATCATTTTATCTTGATCTTTTACTTTGTAACGTAAAATTTTATAATCCATTTGATCCTTTAGGTTTATCCACTAACCATTAGGAAAGACGGCTCAGGTCGCTACAGAGTCCTTCTAGCGAAGTTTAACCTGTGTAGTCCAAGACTCAACTCGGTATTGCTACACAAACTCTGCCCCTCAATGACCGTCTAATCACACCCAATTTAAAAGAAGAAGTCAACATCTTTTTTAACTATCTCTTGTTTGTTGGACTCGAACCAACACACACCCTACGGGATGCCATTTATCGTAGGAATCGAACCTACTCCCTATCTAAGAAAGGTAGCTCTACCATTTGAGACTTAAAACAAGAGAAATTTTGGTGGGCTTTGTAGGACTCGAACCTACACGACCCCGGTTATGAGCCGGGAGTTCTACCAATTGAACTAAAAGCCCATTGAACTTTTAAATTTTGGTGGGGAGAGAGGGAGTCGAACCCTCACGCTATTAAGCACCAGATTTTGAGTCTGGTGTGTCTACCAATTCCACCATCCCCCCACTATTTTATTTACTTTCTTTTACAAGTTCTTTCCCAAACAAACGAACACGACTAGCAAGTTCTTCCAATTCACTAGCTACTTTTTCGGGATTGTCAGGGTAAAGATCAAGAATAATTTTCACAGATTTTGTGACAGCAACCTCAAGGTTTTTCATCTTGAATTCTCCTAAAAGTGGTTTGTCTCAATCACAAGAAAGATATTACCAGTTTTCTTTTTCTAAGTCAACACTTTTTTCACTCTACATCGTTTTTTATTTCACTCGCCCAATTAACAACTACCCAATCTTCAATACATCTTTCTGGCGAAAGATCAACGTCTTTTTCTTTGAATTTTTGTTTCATTTTGATTGACCAAAAAACATAATAAAAATCTAGTATGTCTTTTTCAGTCCAGATAGTTACAACTGGATTACAATATTCGTCTGGATGAACTACTTCCCATTTTCGCATTACTCTTGACCTTTGTGTTTCTCTTTCCTACTGTATTTCTTTTTGTCTTTAAACACAATGGAAGACTTAGCAGTAGGTTTACGAATTTTTTCATGTGTAGGTTTCATTGTACCCTCCTTAGCGATTAGATTTCAATTTAGAAATTACACTCATGACTCGTTTGGAACAACCAGATTTGTTCATCTTGAATTCTCCTAAGAGTGGTTTGTGTCAATCACAAGAACACTACACACTCCCTAAACTTTTTTGTCAATAAATTTTTTCTTGTTTCTGTATTTTTTAGAAATTGGTTGTGTTGACCTAACCACAACTTTTTGTGAATCCTCATACAAAACGTAAGCTTTCCCTTCATTGATCAATTCGTCAATCAAAGGAATTTGATAACTTGTCAATACATTTCCTTTTAAAAAAGTGAATCCACTAATTGATTTGGCATATTTTAATACATCATCTTTTGTGATTCTCATGTTAACTCCTAATCTTTTTCTCTATGGATTTCTGGAAAATCAACTGAACTTTTTCTAATACTAATTTTTTCTTATTTATTCTTTTAATGTTTAATTCATCATCAGCTTTGATTTTATCTATGATAGAATATTTCATGTTTAAAAAAATCAAAGTGAACATTGATATTTTAGCACTTAAAATTTGTGGAGAATAAATCAAATCTTCAAAAGTTATGTTATCTCTTTCACAATGTTTTTTAATTTTTTTCATGTCAATTTGTAATTGTATATCAAAATTATTAAGTTGGTTTTTCATTGCATTCCAAAGTTCAAAGTTATCCTGAATAATATCAGAGATATGTATTTTATCGTTGTGATACAAATATACCGCAAAAATAAACACAACGTCTTTTAACTTTGGAAATTTTTCATCTACAATAAAATAAAGTTTACCATCTGTTGTGAATCTTTCTTCGTTCCATTTATGAACAAATTTGTGTTTTGATACTAATCCTTCAAGAATGTTATATGACTTACTAGACAAATGACCTTTCATAGAACAAAAAACTCTATATGCTCTAAATCCACTATCAATATTCATTATTGTCTCTTTGTCAGTTCTAGTACATCTCCAATTTGATATTCTTTGTTAGTATAAATTTTAACTCGTTTAATTGTTCCATCATTACCATAAATTTTATAACCATTATCTTGTTTTATGATATTTGTCACTCTAATACCTTTGTGAGTATGAATAGACTCTGTTTTATATGCAAAGGTAACAAAGAACATTAACCAAATAATAGAATAGAAACAAAATTTGAAGAATTTAAAAATAAATCCTCTTTTTTTGATAAGAGTTCCATTTCTTCTATTCCACAATATTGGTCCATCATGGAATTCTACACCACATTCACAAAGAATAAATTTGTCTTTACCATCAGCATATTTAGACCATTTAACTTCACCATTACAAAAAGGACAAGGTAAGAGTTCCATTTTAAATATCCTTTCTCAAATGTTAGTCAGGGAATCCAATTTTCACAGTACCAATTGGTAATTTGACACCTGTGAGATATTGAAAACTCAAAATGAATATCCAGAAAAAAATCATAGCAGTTGCACCACCAGCTTTAAACATGATTATTCCTACATAAGAAACAACCATGTTACTCCCAAATCTAGTGTAAGCTATGAAAGAACCAAATATTTTCATAAAAATTTCAGCTAAAATTGCTAACATAAAAGCAGTTGCAAGTATGGTTATTTCCAGACCCCAATCCAAATAACTGGCTAACATTTCAAAAAGTTTTAATGTCATCTTGTAGTCTCCTTGTATAAGAAAACTTTTCACTTTAAAATTATTTTACATTAAATAAACAAAGAAGTCAAGTTAAAAGAATTATGTTTTTCGTCCTTAATAAGATTAAAAACCTTACATTCATGTTTATAAATACTCAATAGTTTTGGGTCATTTTTTATAATATTGGTCATGTCTTCTACTGAAATTTCTTCATCTTTCATAATTTGGTCTATAACATCTATTAATCTTTCATTATGATTATTATACTTGTCATATATTTTTTTAAGCACATTCATATTTTTTATCCTCAATTTGCGTTTGAACAAACCATCTTGCAGTTTTACTAAGTTCTTCTAATGTTGAATCGTTAAAAATAACAATGTCAGGATGAATTTCTTTGATCTTATCGTCACTGTCGTTTCCAAAATAAGATTTTTCAACTTCATTTTGATTATTAGTGACCATGACAATTTTAGTTTCTGGAAATGCTGATTTGATTTTATCCATTTCACTTTTTTCTCTAACATGAATAAAAATACTTTGGTTTGGTTCTAAAGTTTCAATTGCTTTAATACATTGTTGAGCAGGATAATCATTATATTCACTCAAAATCTTTTTGAAGTCACTTAGAAATTTTCTTAGTTCTGGAGTTTTGTTATTCACATCAATGTCTAATTGTTTATGACATAGCCATTTAATATAATCCACACTAGAAAAATTCAAAATATCTTCATCGTATGTTTTACAAAAATTTACAAATGTATCTTTACCTGAACGTGGTGAACCATAAATTAGAAATGCTCTCTTCATAATTTCAAATCCTTTTCATTGATTTTTAGAAAAACTTAATTAGATTTAAACATTGAACAACCAAAATTGTCCATGACATACAAATATTCAACATTCCATAGACAACTATTTGTCAATGTTCTTGCTAACAATACACATTTACCTCCATGTTGATCTTCTTCTTTTGGGTCTACTGATTTGTGCCATTTCATTCTTTCAAAAAATTGACATTTTCCACAAACATTGTCCATTAATAAATTTCCTCCACAGTGAATAGAATATTCTCCTTTGTAAATTCTTTCAATACACCTTCAATGACACCCTTAAACAACATTTCAGTGGTCATTGTGTCACCACCAAAACAATGCGACTTAGGGACAAATTGATAAATCAATTTGTCATTTAAGTAAACATTTGCTCCTTCTGCATAGCCACCAGAACACCCTTCTTGGTCACATTCATTTTGATCATAAGTTCTTTCAATTTTCAAATGTTGAACTTCCATGAAATATCTCCTTATCAAAAAGTAAAACCCCTTAGTTTCTATAATGTTAACAGATAACTAAGGGGTTTGTCAAGTGTTTTATTGTGGTATAGTTATTTTACTCTAATAAAACATCTTTTCCTTTTTTCAGAGTTGTCTTTTGAGTTGTAGAACTAAACCACATTTCACCACACTTTAAACATTCATGAGTAATTGGAGTGTACCCTTGTGCTTTGCGAGTGTCAATGTTTTTGTTTCCACAATTCGGACAAGTCATTTTTTGTCGCCTTTCTCGCAACATTTGAATTCACAATTAGAACATGTTTTTTCACACTTTTTTTCTTTCTTTCCACATGACATGTCTTTTACCTCAAAGAAAAATAAGTTTTTAATTTTTGTAAGTGCCGATAGTATACTTATGTTTAATCGTGTATTCGTCTTTTTTGTCGTGTCCGAGGACAAACAAGAACGGATATTGGTCTTTTTCGATGACGTTTTCTTGTGAAATAATTTTAACAATTCCCCACCTTTCCAAAAGTTTAGCAATAGCAGTTTGTCTTAGTTCATCCTCTTCTGTAAGATTACTCACTTTTCCGTCCAACAAAAACAAATTTTTGAAATGAATAATGTAATACTCTGAATCCTTATTTGGTCCTGTTCTTTTGTGTAACAAATAACAACTAGGATAAAGCGTTTTTGTGTTTTTATTAACAATTCCAATGCGTTCTAGTGTCTCTCTGATCACGTTAAAATGGCTCAATAGTTGTACCTTAATACCCTTTACTTCATTCATTTGTTGACCCTTTCTCGATTCCATTAAGTTAAAGTGTTTCTATAAGTATTTATCTTTTTAGAAACAATCAATCAAAACTTTCCACTAATATAAGTCTTTTTGATGTTATCAATATTCTCTTTAGATAAGAGACATAATAGTTCTCTAGCTTTATCTTCTGGAACATTATAATAGTTACCAATAATGTCCAATGTTTCTTTGTCTTCTTTTTCTACTTTTGGATATTTAAAGTATCTATTTTTTTTATGTACTACATTGAACCAATAAGCATAATGAATTTGATTTGAAATATTTTTAATTTTGTTAGCTTCATTTGCTAAAAAAATCAAATCAGGCGAACAAGACATAATCCTATTAATCATAAATTGTGAATACACTTTATGAAATTCAGGACTATCAGGAATTTCTTGTTTACCATTTGATATGTTTTTTGATATGTCAAATATGTTCATAAATTACCTAATCAACTAATTTGACATTATTCATTATCTCACATGAATATGCCATGAGATTAATTCTTTGGTCTGCAACGAAATTTGCTTTATAAGAATATTCATTGGTCAAAATGATTAACCCTGGAATGTCCTCATTGACAAAAATCCCCTTACAAGTATCATAAATTTTAGTGTAAAAACTTTGCGAATCAGTAATTTGACTTACAAAGTTTTGTAAGCCAGTAAAATCTCTAGAACGTAGTAGAGAATAATAAACTTCCATATCTCCACCAAATTCATTGATAATACTAGGGTCTGTAAGACGATTTTGTTCAGCGAGGTTTTGAATCTCGTTGAGACATTTCCTCATATCAGGAAAAAATTTCTTAACGAGAAACCCAAGAACTTTTTTATCGTAATCAATATTTTCTTTGCTAAGAATACCAAGGACAACTTTAGCGAATTGTTTTTTTAATTCCACAAGTTCTTCTTGTGAAAAATTAAAATCCACTTGTTGTAATCTGGACAAAAGTTCTTTGTCCATTAGGTTAATAAAATTAGTAATGAAAATAAAACTAGCCGATTTACTAAACTCTTCGATGAAACTTTTTAGAGCACCTTGGAGCATGGCATTTCTGCCCTTGGCATCAGCTTCATCAATGATAACAATTTTCTTTTCAGATTCACCAAATGAACAACTACTAACAAATTTGGTCAATTCACCACGAAGAATATCAATTGACGAATCTTTATTGCCATTAATATAAAACGTGTCCCTTCCTGTCATTTCAGATAAAACAACAGCTACAGTTGTTTTCCCTGTACCAGAAGGACCATGAAAAATCATATTAGGAATATTATCTTTTTCCACCATCTTAGAGAATTTTTCTTTAAGACTAATGGGTAAAATAATATCATTAATTTTGTTTGGTCTTTCTCTTAGTGACCAAATTAAGTCATCGTAGAATTTTTTTTGAAGATTCATTTATTCACCTTTGGAAGATAATATTTTTTAACCCACTCAATATCGGATTCAGTCATATCCCTATCTAGAACATCACCTTCACGTCCAAAAGAAGACATTTTCCAATTTTTAATGTCATAATAAAAATATCTAATCTCTGTACTTTTTAAACGATGAACAGTTTCCTTGACCTCTAGAATATTATCATCTACCATTTTAAAAGTCAACATATTAAACCCTTTTACTTTTTGTTTTTCAAGACGATATAAGAAATTTTATCATTATGGTCAAAACGAATGTATTTGTCAAACACAAAAACATCATAATCACCACGAATGAAATTGAACAAAGAAATATCTACATCTGAATCACAATTTCCACTACCCTCAATTTCCATTCGATATTGATTAGCAGCACTATTGTTTTCATCGTAAAGACTAATTTCCCCCTTGTCATCTTCAATGCTAATGTTCATGGTTTTTAGTCCCATGATTTTACTAGCTTTCAGACAATTAATCAAGGTGTCTTGGGAAAGTTTGAAACTAGCTTGGGGATTACTATCTTTGAAATAATTCCCAAAAGGCAATGTCTTATTATAAATATGGTCAGGATTAGAAAGCTTATAATTAACTTTTGTTTTGTTTTGTTTAATAATGATTTCATCTTTACCAAAAACAAAATCAATGTCTTTGGAAGAATCAAACATTTTAACGATTGAGACGAATTCATTCAAATCGAAAATACAAAATTCTGGCAATGTTTCTTCGATTTGTGCTAACCCTACTAAGTTCTTAGCTACAGAAATGTTTTTAATATATCCTTCTTCGTTAATGGCAATGGATTTGTTAATTGTACTAAAATTTTCTAGAATTTCTAATGTTCGTCTACTGATTTGCATGATAAAACTCCTTTTAAATGTGATTTATTGATTAATATTTTCTTTACCCCAAACGGTAACTTTTGTCACATACACTTTGTCGTTTTTGATTTCTGCATGGATGTATGTAAGTTCATCTAGTTCTACAGTCATCCACCCAACTTCTAGTTCAATTACTCCATTGTGAATGTCATAAATTGGATTCATACCACTATTGATAATTTCACTAGGAATAGGAGTCACATTCAAAAGTGTAGGTTCTCCTTTTTCCATGGCACTTTCAATCACCAATTGTCCAAATGTTTCACAAAGACCATAATAATTTTCATAAGGTCCATATGTCTGGGTAATAGCAATTAGTTTACCATTAGAATCAAAAGTAAGCAAGTCAAAAAAATCACTCTTAATAAGAAATTTATTTTCATGATTTTTCTTTAATTCAATAAGGAACCTGTTCTTATAAACTTCTTTCATACTCACTGACATTTTTTTGACTTCATTGTAATCCATACCCCACTTATATGGACCAAGATTGTATCCATAAGACATAGTGGAAGAAAGGAAAAGAATAATAATCACCATTAGTAGTTTTTTCATCTTAAATCTCCTTGTTTATTAGTTAGAAGTTGGTGGTTTAGGTAATGGCATCCAATGGGTAACAGTTTCATTTGGGTAAGCATTTGGTTGAATTAGTTTTCTTTTATCCCATTCTTCCAATTCATCTACAAATTCTGTATCTTCAACAAAAGACCATGGGTATTTTTTATCATCAGTCCACCATCCTACTACTACATCACGTCCATCTGAAAGCAAAATAATTTCGTCCTTTGGTGCTGTTTCGATTTTTCTCCATTCCATCTTTAATCTCCTTTTCTATTCTTCTATTTTTTCATGGTAATTTCCTTCTAAAATTCTTTTCGTTCCAAATAACTAGGAAAATTTGCGCTCGCGATATTTTTTAAAAACATTTGTAATTTCTTTCTCAAGTTCTTTACAGCGTTCTTCACTAAGACCAGTAGCAGCTTGTATGTCATACCACCTACGTAGTGTTCCGTCTGTCAAGTCTACAATTATCTCTTCAAGTAAATGTTCCCTTTTCCGATATACCATTTTCTCTTCTCCTATCCTATTATCATGTAATGTAGCGTACCATTCGTCATACTGTGACTTTTGTGGACACCAACTCATGTGTGGATTACTTTCAGAGCGACCATTCATTGACCAAGCGTAACCACCACAAGTACAATGATTGTCGAATCTCTTGAGGGTTTTGGCTTCCTCTTTAGTCATCACTCTTGTAAATTCTTTCACATACGTTGCACTTGTAAGTCTGCATTTGTTCTTCCCATGTTGACATTTCAGGGTGATGAAATAGATTACATCCACACTCGCAGCGAAAATAACCTTTGTCTTTTCCGTTTAGGTAAATCATGATACTTTCGTTTTCCATAGGAAACCTCTTTTCGTAAACATAAATAACTAGAACTTTTTTATCTCCACAATCTTTACATATTATCAAATTTACCACGACACCCTAGATAAAAGAAAAGACAAATAGGTGTAAGGGAAGCAAACACTTCAACACTAGGTTGAAGTTGCAACCCAAAATATGCAGTAGAACAAATGAACAAAGAGAAAAACAAAGAAGTGATTTTAGAGAGAGGTTTTTTTTCAGATGTAGTCATGATAAAATCCTTCTTCAAATTAAAATTAAATATCTCCTAACCATCAAAATAATATTACCAGTAATAACGATAAATGTCAACCATTATTCTTCTAATAATCCTTCTTTTTTGAGTTTAGGAATAATATTTTTATCTAGTTCTGAATAAATTTTAATGGTAGCTTTTTTGTATTTCTCTGGAGCAATTTTCTTCAAACTTAAAATAAAACTATTTTTAATATTATTTTCTAATAACTTAGGTAATTCTATTGATCTAGGATTATTACCTAAAACTCTCCACACATATTCATCAAATTGTTTTTTAGTAAGTTTTTCACCAGCATACTTAACCATAGTTTCTATAAATCTAATAACATCAACTGTTTGTTGCTCAAATTCAACAGGAGATGTAAAATAGGAATCTTGATCACTTTCATATTTGTTTTTTGTTTTTAACTTTTTCTTATCTTTAATTTCTTTAAGTTCAAAATCGACCAAATGACTTAATTCATGTTCAACACTATCCTTTATCACTCCAATAGCTAATTTTAAATATGATTCTTTTTTTTCAAATAACCATTGATTAATAAAATACACAAAGTTACCAGCACCTTTATTAATATAAATTGTATGAGCAGATTCATATTGATTTTTTCTTTTAAAAGCCGCTCCCCTTTTTTTGTCCCAACTAACAATGATGAATTTGAAATTAGCATAAACATTATATCGTTCAGACTTATATCTGAAATATTCAGGAATATTTTGATTGTCTGCCCATTTCAAAACATCTTCAATGTGTTTATCTAACTCTTTATCTTTGTATTCTGATTTATCATAAAAATTCATAAAGTCGCCATATTCGTCAAAAAAATCTTCGACAAAATAAGCAACACATTGATTTAAGATATTTTCTTCAATCTTGATAATACCTTCTAAAAGAAAACTTTTAAATGATAACATACATTCTCCAATACGATTAATATATATTATTTATCGTGTTGGAGTGAATAACCCTTTTCTATTAAAATTAATTTGTTCTACTAATTCTTCTTCATCGTCAACAATGGTCCACTCGAAACCACAAGATTGACATTTTTTATTAAATTCGTCAATGTATTTCACTTTGTTACTTTCACAGTTTGGACATTCCATAATATTTTCTCCTTTTCTTTTCAAGATAAACTAAATTTGAAAAAATGTCAAGAAAAATCCCCACCATAATCAATGGGGATTTTCACCACAACTATTTTTGGTTAAAGATTATGATAATAAATCCCAAAAATTATCATCAACTACTTTAGACACCCCTGGTAGGGATGGTTCACTCACAATTTCACAATACGGTTCTTCTAAAGGTAAAGGAATCCAATGTGTAGGTGACAATGGAGTTTCAAAATAACCATCATCAAGAAACCACCAATCAGGAATTGAAGTAAATGGACCCCAACCATCTCCACTTTCATCAGATGTATATTCACCACCCCAAACGGCAACACATGGTCCATTTCGGAATTTATTAGATAATCCCTCAAAATGTGCTCCGAATGGAGTCAATGTTCCATCTGGTAAAGTGTATGGGTCACTCTCATGTACATGAAAAACTACAATTGGTTTCCCGTCTTTTGGTGCTGTTTCAATTGGCTCCCAAATCATAATCCCTCATTAATATTAAAAACTAACTAATTTATAACCACCTTTAACATCTTTAGCCAGTTTAACGCGAGGAACAAAAGTAATAGATTCTGCAATACCTTGATTTTTTTGAGTGCTAACTTGAACAAGACAACCACTTCCAACAATTTCACAAGCTTTGGTACTTTTCATCCATCCTTCTTTTTGATCAATTACTTTACATAAAATTTTCCACATATCTACATCACCAATTATTTCAAAATCATTAGACTTTTTGAGAATTTCCTTTTTTTCTGGAACTTTCTGTTCTTCATCTTTTGTAATAGAACCAAATTCATTCCCTTTTACATCTTCTTCTACACCAGTACCAGTTTCTTCTACAAAACCTTGTTCTTCCGTCACTTCGCCTTCGACAACTTTTTTAGGTCTAGCCATTGTTATTCTCCTTTTTTAGTAATAGAACAAGGTCTTCCCTGTTCATTCTTAGTAAATGTTGTTTGAGTTTTTCATTTTCTTCTGGTGTATTCATCTTGTTAGCAATCTCAATCCCTATTTTGTTTTTCTCTAAATCTTTACTAGCACAAAGATAACCAATTCTATCCTTAATTAATTTTTCATCTTTAGTCATATTGTAAAGCAATGTATTATAGTGTTCCCATTTTTCTAAATTGCGTTCACACTTTGGAAGTAAATTGTAAATATCGGAAAGAATTTGTATGTCATTAGCTCCAGAACCAAAAGCAAGTTCTAGAAAATATAACCCCATAAGTTTATCTTTTTTATTCAAAATATAATATCTAGCCAATGCCAGATAAGGAACATAAGTTATATTTTTTTGTATAAATTTTACTGGTAAACTATCAGCATTGATATTTTTTAATGACTGAAAAGCATAACGTAATACTTTGCCCTCTTTGTCCTTTTTGAGATAATATTGTAAAAGAACAATATAACACTCAGGATTATTAGCATTATGAATCATATCATCTTCAAAAGCCAATATACCAATTTCATCATCAGCTTCTACAAGACAACTCAAATAAAGATGATATAATAATGGACTAAATGTTTTATCTAAAGGATTATCAGTGACTAAATTAATACCTTCAAGTGCTAATTGAACAGCCTTTTCGTAATTCTTTACAATAAAATATTCTTGCCCAAGATAAAAACAATTTTGTGTAGTTGGCTTTTCTGCATGTTCTTTGATTAATGCTGTAATGTTTCTTTCACTTTTGTTTTTCTTTTCACGGTGAGAAGACAAATAACCATAGTGAACAATATGACCATAATTGAATTTATAAATAGGTAATTTGACATTTGGGCTATCAAAGATTTCGTGAATTTTCCCTTTGAATTTCACTCCCTTTTCGTTGCTAATCAAACGAGAACAAACACTCACAACATAGTTACCATCATCATGAATGTTTTTAATTTCAAAATTGTAGATGCCTTTTCCTAGAGATGTAGGAAATTCACCAATGAATTCTTCATCACAATCAATGTAAAAAAGAAAATCACCTTTAGCTTTACTAACCCCATAGTTTCTAGCAGCACCAAAATCATCATTCCATTGGTAATGATAAACTTTTACTTTTGGAAATTCTTTTTTGATTAATTCTACTGTTCCATCAGTAGAACCAGTGTCTACAAAAATAACTTCATATACTTTATCAATGACAGACCTAATAGCATTAGAAACATCATTGACTTCATTTTTCCCAATCATGCAACATGAAATTTTCATTATTTAATCCTCTACTACAATGTTGACATATTGACCTAGTATTTTCTTGAAACAATGTTGACACATATCTAAATAATATTCTGAACCATCTCCGTAAATAGAACTATACCCACCAAATTTATGAATTGAAATTGCTTCCTCGGCTTCTAATGTATTTTCAATGAAATCTAATCCACAAATGTCACATGTCCATTTTGTTGCTTCTTTTTGTACAATTTGTACATATTCATACTCTCTCATAATTAATACCTTTTTAAAAATTCACCAACACTAATAACATTCAACCATTCTTTATGGTTTTCTTTAAAATTTTCCCACTTCATTTCTCCACGATGAATAACCATTGGTTTTTGTTCTCCCTTTTTCATTACACCACAACCATAGTCAGTATTTACTACATACATTTCTAATTCTGGATATGAACGAAAAACACACCAAGCTTTCCATACATCACCCGTCCATGCTCCATTGTGCATCTCTCTAACTTGCATGTGTTCAGTTGTTGGTAAACAATCATGCCAGATTATTACACCACCATCATTAAGTCTCTCTAATGCGTTACAACAATCTTTGTAAACTTGTTCTTCTAAATGTAACCCATCAATGAAGATAATGTCAAATGTTTTTTTCGAGTTTTTAAAATATTCATCAGAAGTCAAATGAATTGTTGCTGCACTTTTTAAATCAGGGTCAACACCAATTTTGTTTTCACATTTGACTTGAGAAAAATTAATACCAGATTGCACTCCAATTTCTAAATACGATTTGTAATTGTACTTTTCAATAAACAAATTAATAATTTCAGTTCTGGTCATATTATTCTCCAATAGTCAAACAAGTAGTTTTCGTTGGCATTAATTTTGGATATTTTTTACTAACATATTCACCAGCAATTTTTAATTCTACATTTTCATTTGGGTTTCTATTTCTATTAGCATTATGGTTAATGGTTTGAACAGGAATTACAAAATTTTCTTTTTTCATTGTTAAATAATGTAAACAAACATCAGTACCATATAAATGATTATATGGAATATTTTCATCAAACATATAACCATCATTTTTTTTCACTAGAAATAATTCGTCTAAAACTTTCACTGGAAATGGTTCTTCATTTTCGTTGAGAATCACTTGACCCCAAAGATAACCATAAGAATAACAACTACCAATAAAAACATTTGAATGAGTGACACCAGCAACACCAGCAACACCCCAATTATATTTTTCTAATTTATTAATAGAACTAATCAATGTATTTTCAACACTGTAATATAATTCTAAATCATGATGAAGATAAACAACATAAGGAGTTTCTATTTTGTCTTTTACACTATTATAAGCCTTAGTGCATTTGTCAAATCCACGACAAATAAGAAATGGATACTTCTCACTCCTATATAATTCAGAATTCAAAGTATTTTTATTAAGTATTTCTTCGTTGTGACTAGCCACTACGAAAGTAAACATATTTATGCTCCTATAATACTTCTATAAATAACTCCTTCACTTTCTAACAGTCCTTTGCGGTATAAATCTAAATCATTAACTGTAGTGCTAACATCATGACTAATAAAGTCACTCACCAATTTAACAATTCTTTTCTTTTTCCTTTTCACTCTATAATGAATCAAATCATCACCATAGAAATATACAAGTTGATTAGGAATTGGTTCATAATCTTCTGTTCTACCCATAATGAACCAACCATTAGGGTTTGCTCCTAAATGATTAACATAATCAATATGTTTACTAACTGGTCTTTCAATGTAATTACAAATATGAACTTTTTTAGTGTGACAATTTACAATACCAACACTTTTATCTTGGACAAGGATAGAAACACATGACTCAATAATTTTATAATCAAGTAAACAATCATCATTTAATAACAAATAAAATTCACCAGATGCTAATTCCATCCCTTGATTCCAAGCTGGATTAACACCAATGTTTTTTTCATTATCAATGATTTTAATTTGAGGATATTCTTTTTTGACAAAACATTCTAGTTCACTACCAATTGGGTTATTATTGATAATGATGATTTCTTTTACAGAACCAAACCCAATTGAATTAACTAAATGATCTAAATTATGAATGAAATAGTTTTTAGGTGCTTTCCACATGGTAGGAATAATGACACTTAAACTTTTGCCTCTTTTTTCATAGGTAGATAAGTCAATTCTTTTTACATCTAATAAATCATTCATGGTTCCTCTATAATGTTCTGGAAACTCAGTATTGTGTAACTGATAGGAATCTCCTAAATTTTTGTAAATAGAAGTAGCATATTCAATGTTTTCTTTCATTTTACTATTAACACAAAGATCGGCAATATCTAAAGCATATTTTGGATTTCTAGTTAATTCATATAGTTTAGTTAGACAATTATAAATTTCAGACATATTCTATACCATTATGTTAAATTGTTTAAACAACAAATTTTTAATTTCATCTTTCAACAAGTTGTTATTTTTTACTTCGTGAAAACAATTTTGGAGTAATTCAGAAAGATTATCATCAAGATGTTCCATATAACTATAAATTGTTTCTAATTTATCCGTTACTTCATCAATTACTATATTACACTCACAATCATGACAATCTTCAATTTCATTAAGCATTCCTAAACAGTTTGTGATTGTTTCTTTCATATTAATAATTCTCCGTAAGTTTCATAGCCCACACCATAAGACCACGTTTTTGATTTCCACCACAAATTTTAATATATTTCCATCCTTCTCTACCTTCTGGAAATCTATTCAAATGAACAAAAGACATATCAGGAAGTCTAATTAGACCACTAACATGTACCCTTGTACCATTAGAATGTTCCCAAACTGGACCAAAGAGTATTTTCCATCCTTTCCCTGGACGAAACATATTAATTTCCAGAAGATAAAACATAATGACTACCACTGTGCAGACAATCATGGCGATACTTTTGTATAAGGTTCTCTGTAGGAAACATTTGTGAAAACTTTCTCAAATCTGATTAACCTATATCCGTTATATTCCACGTGCTACACAAACATCTTTTAGTCGCGTATATTGATAATCCGCTTCTAATGCTGCGAGAATGAAGCGCGGCCCAAGGTCATAACATAAATCGGCGGTCATTTTAAAATGATCGCGCATTGCAATGGCTTCTTCGTTTGAGTAGGAATTACCGAGTAGCATTTCATGATAAATTGTGGCTTTTCGTCTCATGTGAACCTCCGAAATTTGCTATTCCTGACGAAACATATTAATTTCCAGAAGATAAAACATAATGACTATGTTTAGATTCAAAATCATTTTTCATTCTATCCACTGTTTCTTTTGGGACACCATGAACATTGACAAAATTTCCAGTTGCTTCAATAATAAACAATTCGTAACCATAATTTTTTGCAAGTTGTTCGTAAATATTGATTTCCCATTTTTTCACAAAAGTATTAGAGACAATAACATTGTTACCTGAATTCAACCACTTTTCCGTTTTTTGTTGACACCAAGAATGAGCTTCACGCAATCTTTCTTTCTCAAAAGAATAGACTCCTTTTTTATTGATAAAGAACATATCAGTTTCAATATGGTTAAATCCAAATTGTAAGCTCAACAATTTAGCAATGGTAGACTTACCGCTACCTGGAATACCACGAACAAGAATCAAAAGTTTCTCGTTACGTTTTTCATCAATTTTTTTGATAACATCTAAAATTGTCATAGTATTCTCTCTTTTATAATAGTCTTTCTAATATTCAAAACTTTTTTCAAGTAATTATTTGGGTCGTGATTTAAACCTGTTTTTTGAATTTTTGTTGGTCCAACATTGTAGGCTAAAATGGCTAAATTTCGATCATAACGAAATTTCTTCATCAAATACTTGTAATATTTAACAGTCATTTTAACAGCATATTCATCATCTGTCAATAGTTTATTTTTTATGTCTTGATTGATATTCTTATTGAAATGTTTTAGAGTGTGTTTAGCGGTAGGAATGTGCATTTGACCGATACCATGAGCTTTACCTTTATCCCCTTTTCTCACTACCTTATCACCTACAAATGATTCTTGAATGATAATTGCTGCTACTTCTCTTTTATGATACCCACCATATTTCTTAACATATTCTAATATTTGTTTTTGTTCATCTGTGAATTCTCTAGCATCAACAAAATTTGGTGGAATCAAAAAACACAAAATAAAAAACAATAGTTTTCTTAACATTTTTCCTCTCCTTTTGAAAATAATAAAACCATGAATAAATTTCAGAATCAAAATCTATCCATGGTTTTATGATATTTTTGTTCAATTAAATCAATAACAAATCTCTAGTTGTAATCTTTCTTTTTCCCTATCTTTAGGAAAGAAGTCTTCTACCATGTGAGTTTGACTATTATAACATTGCCAGTTTTCAGTGTCAATACAAACTTGAGTTTTTTTGTTTTTTAAAATCTTCACTCCACTTTTAAGACTTTTAGAATGACCAAAAATTTGATTAACATTAGCTAATTTTTCAAATCTATAATCTAACCAAAATGGTCCACCCCATTGTGAACCACCACCACGACAAGAACCAATAAAAAATATCCTAGAATCAAATCTACTTATAGTGTATGGTTGTGCGTTTTTGAAAAAATCAAACTCATGATTAATCCATTCTGAACATTCCTTAATATCATGGAAATTCCTATACAATAGTGGATGGACCCCTGCATGAGTAACTAAATATGGTCCATCCACATAAGACCCAATTAATCTATTTTTATATTTTTCTACTAAATTAACATAATCTCTGTTTTGTCGAAAACCAGAACATATCATATTAGAAGTTGCATTTTTAAAATAATGATTATCATGATTCCCTGATAATGTAACACAATCATGAGACATAATATATTCAAATGTCTCAATGACTAACGAACAAGATGCAACATAAGAATCGAAATAATCTCCAACAAACCCATGAGGGATTTCTGGTTTATAAGCTAAAAATGCTTTAACTTTTTCTAAATTTCCATGAACATCTCCGCACCATAACATTGTTTTTTTCCTTTATTTAGATTTACAAAAAAAGTTCATACATGGGTCATCTGAGATGTAATGTTCTCCAGGTACATCGTACCAATATAAACCATCCCCACAACAATCACAGACACTAACCTCATGACCAATATGACTATTAATCCACTTCAAAATAGATTCTTCCGAAGTTAAATCAGGAACATCCATACCATAAATTTCAGGGTCTATTTGGTCTAAATTAATAAATCCTGTTCCAGAACATCTAGTACAAACCATAATTGAATCTCTTTCCATTATTAAACCTCCATACTCACATAAAACCTAACAAGTTGATTGATAACTTCTACTTGTTTGTCTCTACATTTATTAATTTTATCTACATCATAAACAATATCTTTCATTTTATCAAGTTTTTTCTTAATCAGTTTTTGTTTTTCTGTAAACTCATGGTCACAATTACACATAAAAAAGAAATCATCATAGAATTTCTTAGGAATACCCTTATAAAATTCCATGAGTTTTCTATCACGCATATTAGTCATTACATGTGCTTTCATGTGATACTTCGCACAATACAACATCAAGTCTCTAGTGTAACCATCGAAAGGATATTCTACAACAATATTTTTTAGCAATCTATAACTTTCAAATTCATGTCCATGATGTTTACCTTGTTCCACGAGTTCTTTAGGAGTAATCCCTTTACCAATATCATGAAAAAGACAAGACATAATGACAGAAAAATTTCCACCATTTTCTTGTGCTCGTCTTACTACATCCATTGTATGATGGAAAGCAGATTTATTTCCATGATATTTTTCAGGACCAGCACAAACAAAATTCAAATTATACAGATCAGGAAAAACATATTGGAGAATGTTAGTCACACTCAATAGAGAGATAAAAGTTGCGAAATCGCTACCTTCATCTACTACCTTTTTGAATTCTGCTACAATCCTATCATTAGAAATATAGACAATTTTATCAGCATTGTCCATCATTTCTCCAATAGGAATGACAAACCCATATCGTGTAGCAAAACGACAAGCACGAATCAAACGCAAAGGGTCATCGGAAAAACTTTTAGGATTAGTTACAGCAATTATTTTTTCTTCAATATCTTTTTGTCCATTAAGAGGGTCAATAATCTTACCAGTAAGATAATGTTTAGCGATAGAGTTAATAGAAAAATCTCTACGCTTCAAATCCTCTTCAATGGACACACCAATATTTTCTACATGAAAATCATGATAACCATTACCATTAGATTTTTCTTGTCTAGTCAATGCTACTTCTACCAATTCTCCATCTTTTTCAAACATGAAGACAGGGAAATGCTTCAATAACATAATCACAATCTTTATGAGGAATACCCATAAGGTAGTCTCTTACACACCCTCCAACCTCATACAGATTATCACCAAATTTTTCTACTAATTCTTGAAAATCTCTCATTACACTCTTTCCATGGTTTAAAAAATTAAACCTTCTATTTCATCTTTATAATTTGTTTTGTGGTGGAAATTTTCTACTTCACACCAACCTATACCAATGTCCACAGTATTATTAATTTGCATAATCTTCAAACCCCCCTTATAACCCACCTTTCTTGAACTATCAGATATAACAATTTCACAGTTAGATGGAAACATTGAAAGTTTATCTATCAATTCTGATACTCTCATTGTACCCTCCTTAAAAGCGAATAGTCCTGATATAAACATTCTATCAGGACTATTCACAAAAATCAAGTGTTTTTTATTATTCCACTTCTATAATTGTATCTTTAATATCATTTTGTTTTTCTAATTCAGTTGACTCTTCATTTCCATTAAACATAATATCATTAAATATTCTTGGTTTATGGTCAGTGAAATCGTTTAAGATGAAGTTCTCACTATTACCATTAATGTGGACATAAGAGTTATGAATACCACAATCAACAATCAAACCACCACCAATTAAAACACTATCAGTAATACTAGTCACTCTGTTCTTTTGGGTAATATGGAAATCACCATACAGATTAACATTGTCAAGAGTAACCCCTTCATCAATTGTAATATTTCCTTCTAGGACATTACGACCAAACAAATTTGTTTTTTCATGTACAACTACATTTCCAATAAATTCATTCATAATTTCCTCACACAAACAACAAAATAGAAATTTCCTGTTTAGATTCTTTTAGTGTAATTTTTTGATTATCTTGAACACCACCAATGAAAATTTCTTTGGCCCTGGCATCTTTAGCATCAGCATTCAAAATAGTCACAATGGCAAAAGAGTTATTTTTATCTTCTAAGTTATTGTAACGAAGGGAGATAATAAATCCCTTCTTTTTGTCTTTGGATAGTATAGCCCAATCGGATTTAAATTTCAAGTCTTTTCTGTCCCTACCCTTTAGAATTTTTAAGGTAGGTTCAATAAATCTTAGAAATTCTTCATCTTCATAACTCTTCCACCATTTACGATGCTCTCTATCTTGTTCGACATGGTTAGTCAAACTAACCTTTTGACCATTCTTGTTCTTATAAACAACAGTCTCTTGAGCTTCAATTAAAAATTCTTTATAAGATTGCATATTATCCCTCTTGAATAGATTTAACACTATTTATCTGATTCAAGAGGGACAATCAAATGTTTAG